TCAAACCTGCGGTTGACTGGCGTCTAATAACAACTGGGCAAGGCCACAATTGCGGCGAGACGTAATAGAAGTGGCGCTAGTCGCATTCAGAGAACGAGGCGAGCAATAGCCATAGGTCGCATTACCGCCGAAACGAGCAGCCAATCTGGACTTTATACCGACAGACGAAGCCCAGTAGCAATTGTCCCATGTATAAAAACATTCTCCTGTTCCGATACTTCCCCCTTTTTTATCCTTCCATCCGGTATAAGGAATACGGTGTAAAGCATAACTATCTCCTAAATTTTGGGTAGTTGCTATCTTTTTATATTTAGATTCAAAATTAAAAACCTCACCATTATTTATAGTAGACCTTTTCTCATATGTCCATTTCTTTTGATCTGGCTCTATATAAATATCAATAATATTACCTATTCGAGTGACATTAGGATCATTTAAACAAGTCCCTACCTGTTCGTATCCTCCTCCACAATACCCAAAGACGTCTCCAGACAGATTCATACCATCGTATAAAGACATCCTTAAAATAACTTCCAAATCAAATTCTGCCGGTTCGTCATTTTCGTTTAAGGCCGATATGGTACCAGTCATTTCCTTAAACACAATAACATTCATATGGCCTTCAGCCATACTCTTGGCTCCCTGGACGTTCTTATACCAGTATTTTCCTCCATAAAAATCAAACTCTGATCCTTCTTCTACGCCTGTTTCAAATGCAAAAGAAGCCGCCATCTGACTTTCCATGCACTGTTCTTTAGGATACTCTGAATTTATGAGGTTAGAAAAATGAGTTGTTTTAGTAGGTTCATAATGGATAATAGAAGCATTTGTAGCCCATGCTCCATACAGCCACGACTCTTCTCCTTTTTTACGGTATTTCACTCCTCCACATTTGCGATAATTGACATCATTACCTATTCCGTTATTACTTGATATTCCAGAACCGAAAGTGTCTGGATTAACCAAGTATTTAGTACCGTACAGCATTTCAAGGTATATGATATAGGCATTCAAGGTCAAAAAACCACCTTCAGAAAAAGGATAAGAAGATTCAGGATCTACGTTATTAGCCCTCGAATACTTAGCTATATTGATTTGATTTACGTCATTGCTCCTCGGATAAGTTCTTCCATTTAGAAACATCGTGCAGGCGTTACCAACTCCGGCTCCGGATTTACAATTTGTTTCTCCCTCATACAAGAAAAAGAAAGATCTTGCCTTGGAGTCTACTGTACATACCGGTCCAGGAGATAAGGCTGTGGGCGGCAGCACAGGGCACGTCTGGCGCAGGTCAAGTCCGTCCAGCATAGGAACCGTGTCTGCGTCGTACACACCAGACCATATTTTCCCACTTTTTCCAACTACCTTATCAACTACATACAGACTCTTGCTACATCCTAAGAATATGCTATAATTCTTTGAAGTAGTCTCCCAAGGTCTTAAAATCCTTACCTCTGATCCTGATACATTATAAAGTTTTTGACCAATACCATACTCTTCGTAAAAAGCCTTGGCGTCAAATGCTCCGGCATCACAATACTTATTTTTATGACCGTTATCCAAATACAGTTCCACATCGCATTCGGCTCTCATTTCCTCGGTTATACCCACCGTAGGAGCAAAATCTCCGTTTTCAAATCTAAGGAGATTATTCTTACGAAGCTTCCCGACCGGACGCACTTTGTCTCCGGTATTTTGAGTCATGTCTATAAGGTAAAAATCCCAAGAAGGGAGAAGGCTTTTGTCGCCAACTGATTCCGTGGCTTCTGGAGGAAGTTGGTCCTCAGCCCAAGCGGATGCCGATCCTGAAGCACCTTCTTTAAGAACATTGAAAGTATTACCATCAGACAAAACAAAAGGCTCAGATTCCTCCCCTTTCTTCGATAAAAACTTTTCCCTTTTACCAACTTGATTAACGACGATGTTCTTCTTAGCCTTATTCCCTTCATCGGAAATAGTGTAATTCAAAGTCGTATCAAGACCTTCATTTATTTCAGAAAACACCGACACCAGTTTATCGTTCTCACCTTCTGTCGGATTAAATTTTACGTTGCTCATTTTCAAAAATCAAATTTGCATTCATCAACAACAGGCTCGCATTTGGTATTTTCATTAACCCATTTCATGCCCTCTTCTTCCAGTATCTTCTTAGCCTTTTCATTGGCATCATCAACGCTAATGAAAGACGTTACGGTACCAGCGTATATCCTCCTGTATTTCTCAGGGGCCTTCCATCCTTCCTTACAACGTTTACTAAACCAACCATGTTGATCTTCGTTGTAATAAACGGTTTTACATACTCCAGATTCGTTAGCGGCAGCCTGCCCTTCTTGCTCAAGAATCTTCGCAGCTTCGTAGTTGGCTATTTCGGTACTGAACTTAGACCATACACGCCCGGCCTCTACCACGTGATGTGTGGGTTGTTCTTGTTTTTGACCATCAGGACAATCATTTTTAAAGAAATCCCCTTCCTGTCTTGTGTTATAATATACCTCGCAACAGCCACCTACTTTATTAGCATACAACGGACCTTCTTTCTCCGCAAACTCTTCCGCTTTCCTATCTGCATCATCCTGGCTTATATCCGAACAAAATTCAGCCTCATGAACGATAAACGTTTCTTCAGAACCAAGATCTTCCAGACAATCCGATTTCTTGAAAGCTTTTCTGTATTCTTTGTTGTAATACATCTTTTTCATGACAAGATCTTATTAAGTTCTTCTTTAAATTTCTGAATCTCGTCCGGGCACAACCCGCATTCCCCTTCACATACGATTCTTCTCATACGATCTATTTTAAGAACCGTATCCATATCAGGCTTAATACCTACCTTATACTTATGATATTGTAGATACTGATCAGCCTTACATGCTATAAAACGATCAGCACACTCACATAAGTAAGATGAAGGGAAAAGAATTTGCTGTGTACTTCCGGTAACTGCCATATCACTTCACGGTAAAATACCTGGCGTATTCTTTATTTATGTATTCAGAATAAGTAGCAAGATCATCCGGATCCGGGCACTCGTTCTTCAAATTAACAATCCAGCCTCTTACCAGCTTTTGAATATCAGCATACCTTTTACTTACACCTCCTACAAACCTGAACTTGCGATGAAGGTCTATGATTTTCTTGTCCAATACAGCAAGTTCATCGTATTTCTGAATACAAGCCGCATTAGAATCAGCTTTAGGTGTCGTATTCGACTGAGGCTTTATAGCCCTATTTCTATTAACAGAAGTAATATTACTTCTTCCACATCCACATCCCATAATTAACTTATATTTAATTTATTATATTTTGCAACCACAATTTTCACAATTATTGAGAACGTAAATCAATTTAGATGCTTTTTCGTATAATTGTTTTACATTTTCAAAATTCCCTAATCTCATATTGGCTTCAGCCGCAGCCAGCAGAAACTCTATTTCTTTTATTTTGTCAATAACGTCATCATCCTCATGATCGCATAACACAGTTGACCTGGCCCATATCTTATCTATGTTAAGACGGATCAGATCTGTTTTTAAATACTTTCTGTTAAATGAATAAGAGGAAGGACTTCCTTTTATGGTAATATCGTATATACCATCTTTTAGGTTTTCAAAATCATTTCCGCGACCTGGATTTATGCCAAGGGTCTTACTGTTGAATACATTCAACTGATTCTTACCAAGATAATAAACATACTTATTTTCATCTTCAGGTGGCACAATCTCTATAATAGCCGGTCTGTCTGCCAGTATCCCCCATTCCGACTGATCGGCTATGCGAAGCGTTTTAGGGTTGTTGGTGCTTATAACCTCAAAATCAAGATGGATGTTGTTCATACTCTCCTCCCATCCCATTCTGGTAAGGGAATCATCGTATCTGGCTGTTATATCAGCTCCCTCTACCTCAGTGCTATTAACACGTACCTCGGTACCATTTATCTTGACTCCTACTATTTGGGCTACCAACGACTTAGCCATACCAAACATAGGAACAATGATTTCCCCGTTATAATCAGTTCCTTCATTTGGATACTGTACTACTTCCGTCTTGTACAGGCCATCATTTCTTCTGGCTACTATTCTAATAACCATCTGATTTTCCACATCATAGTCGGTCATTACTATCCTGACATAGAAAATGTTATTTCTTATCTGTGGTAAAATATCGATATAGTTCATACCTTATCTTTTTCTACAAAGATAAGTAAATGAGGTGATAAAAGTTTAAACTATTGGACATTAAATAAAAGGTGAGGTGATTGTCACCATATCCGATAATAGATTCCAGCGCCTAAGTAGGGGGAGAAGCCCTCGCGCCCGACCCCATACCCTGCCGTCAGCCCTATGCCCCAGCGCCGGCTCTTTTCGTATATTATTTCTTTTTTGTGGTAGATGATCATCGTATCCAAATTAGGTCTGTATCCGCTTATAACAGCCCGATAATCATCTGTGTTGTATGTTTTTCTTTGTATAGGAATATTGATATAAACAGTGTCTTTTATCGTATCTTTTTCAACTATAGCATCCATAGGGAAAGGTATTTCCACCTCCCCTACGTCAACTATATACTGAGGAACAGGAACAGGTTGGATAATGGTATCTATTACCGTATCTATTTCTATATCGTGTATTATTTCTTTCTTCTTGCATGTTTTACCAAATAAGAAAGATATAAAACACAGTAGAAGAACTCCTAACACATGCCTGGCTCTCATTTTTTGCAAACACATCTTTTACCCTCCTTATCTTCATCTAAAAGTTCTTGTATATCACCGTTGTTAATACCTTCTTTAAGCTCTTCTCCGAATGGAACTTTCTGCCACCAACTTACTTTGCTAAAGAAATACTTAACGCCTTTTACTATCATCAAATCAGGTGCAAGGTCGCCGAGGCGTTTGAATGCCATTCCGCCGTATAATATTAAGGCGAATATCGTAATCCACTGAAGAAGCATGTCTATAAACTCTGGGGATTTATGCCCTCCCATAGACATAATAAGATCCATTCCGGATATGGTGAACAACCCGAAAGAGCAGGCCGCGAACTCAAGAAGGATTTTCAAAACTCCCATTTCGCTTATGCATGTCAATATCTTAAAAGGCCTCTTTCTCTTTCTTCGGATATAGCAGTGTTTGATACTTTTTATAGTAGCTAACAAAAGATTTATAGCTAATATAAACAATATAGAATATATAAGGTGGTGAATCTCCTGGAAATTCATCCACAATGCTGATAATCCGGAAATGAGAAAAGCCCAGAAACTTTCTAAATTCATCCTTCCTACAAATCTGTAAGCCATATTAGAACATAGTTACTTTCTTGCTACTTCCAAGAGAGTCATATACGTCAATATGGACCCAATTGGTACCTGATTCTAATCTAATAGGACAAGGAAGTAAATCCTGCGACTGAATTATTTTATTCCTTGCCTCCTCCGCCGTCATACCTTTAGCATCGAAATCGATGGCTGCCCCAAGCATATGAGGACTGACATACAAAGACCCTGATACGGTCTTGGATTTTACTATATCCGAAATATTGTTCCTAAACCCACGCTCATCAAACCTTCCACCCGACTTCCAGGTATTAACCGTCATCGGCGTTTTCAATATGTCTTTCCTTAAAACCAGTATTATGTGAAGCAATTCAGTTCTTAAATACCTCCAGCAAAGATCTTTGTCTCTACCGTATTCTTTAGGACCAACTAATTCAACAATACTAAAATACTGACTCAATTCTTTTATAATATCACTTCTTTCCATAACTTAACCTTTTTCACAAAGATAATCAGAACCTTACCAAATATTAAAATAAGCGGAGTTTGGATTAAAGAAAAACCCCTGCATAAATAAATATACAGGGGCCATCCATAACATTAACAACAAATTACGACCTAAACAACCCTTACGTATCCGGCTGATACAAGATCAGAAAGATTCTCGTAAGCCAAAGGGATGCCTGAATCTCTTATGCAAAGATACTTAATTTCTTTGTCTATGTAATACTTTCCGTTCTCTAAAATAGAATTATATACCCAAGGAATAGGATCGTCTACGGTACCTGAATGCTTTTCTTGAACAACCATATACAGACTTTCGGCTCCACCTCCCTGGCCAGGAACCCAATCAGCTTGTAGATTGTGATTTTGCCTTACTTCAAACAAAGTCCAATCCAAATCTGAAGGCTGGTTTTTACTACGAAAACGCTGCCCCTTTACAACAGCAGTTCCCATAGGAAGACCTTTGTCGCCATAAACTCCATCCTTATCCCAAATAGGATACAATCCTTTTATCTTAAGAGCCAGACTCTGGTCAGTATTCTCCAACATAGCCGGCGTATTGATCATCGCCCTCATGTACATGGCTGTAGCCTTCTCCGGATCGTTAGCTTCAAGGATCTTATTTTTTTCTATGATCTGATCCTTTGTCCTTACCAACTTCTCAGGATATCCTTCATCCACTTTCATAGATTCAACTTCACTCCTGTCAATTTTAGAAGCTATTTCCTTTTCTATGGCAGCAGTACGATCATCGCATTCAGATTCATATACATGCATTTCATTCATTGCCGTATTAGCAATATCAAGCTCGTATTCTGAATCTGCTACAGATACGGTGTATATCCCGCTCCCTTTTGCTACATCAATATCGTTTTTAACCTTCTGCCTCATGCTGCTGTTATACCATATCTGTTTACCATCCAAGCTATAAGAGCGGACAGCATCAGAATAAGCATATTCCCTGGCCTCAGAAACTTTCTTATCCTTAGCCTTGGCAAGCAACTCCTCTTCAGTTGGTCCAGGAGGCTCCGGGTCAAGCTGCATGGCAATAACTTCTTTCACACTCGCATCAGGATTGTCTTGATGGAATTTTTCTTGATCGGAGTCAAGTTGAACCCATTTACCATCTAAGAAATCTTGGTAAGAATACCCTACTTCGTAAGAAGAGGAATCCAACTCGTATCCTTCCCAGTAAAAACCTTTTACGTTTTTATTTACATAAACCATACTCTATCCTTTCTGTTAAGCTTGTTCACCTACTCTGATAACTAACTTATCATTAATATACCAGATACTTAATTCTATAAAACTATTTTTAGGTACTACTACGCTATCGCCTGACATGCTCTGGAACAGGCCAGAGGTAGGAAGCGGCTGCGTGATGTCTGTGCCGGTAGTGTTGTTGACCCGCACCTGCCATTCCCTCCCAACATCCTCAGCAGATACGGCCATAGACAGGTTCGTAGCGGAAGCTACGTTGGCTATGATATTATGAGCATCTATTGGCAAACTTGCTAATGTTGCGACAACATTAGGAGTCTTAGCCATAAACTTCAAATAAGATAACATGTCATTAGACAACGTAGCCGTATTAGCTATAGCTCTATATGTCTTATCTTGGGAAACAACATAAGTTACCATCTCAATGTCTATATAAGATCCAGATACGTCTTCCTTTGAGTTGGTGTTATTAAATAAAACAGCTATTATTTTTAATTCAGAATTATCATTGTCTAAAAAATAATCCAAAGAAAAATAATAAAAACTAAGCTTACCTAATGTAATATTGTTATTGTAAGCATTCAGAACTTTTGCATACGAATCCTCATCAAGAGTTCCAGAAGTACTGGGAAATATGGATAAATCAAGATAAGATGAATCTACTCCTGTACTTACCATACCAAGTGATTCAAGCACCTTAGTTCCACCTTCTTCAGTAACCAAAATATATTCGTTATACACGTTTTTAGTTTCTGTAGATGCCACATCGTCTTTTACAAGATACATGACATTATCCTTCGCTTCTTCAACAGTAGGAAGTTTGCTAACAATCTGTTTCTTCCACCCTGCTGCCGAAACAGCATCATCTATGTACTGTTTTGTTACATGATCTCCCCATGTCATATTACTAAGAAGAGTCTTGCTACCGTCCTGACTTCCGGCAGGGGGAGCCGGGATGAGGCCTCCCTTCCCCGACTCCGAACCTGTTCCAGGAGCGGCCTGCACCACATTCTCAAGTCTGGAATCAACCTCCTGGCCTTCGAATTTACTGTTATAACCTATTTCTGCCATATTTATTTTTTGTTAATTTTATCCAACAACTTCTTGACCTGGTCTACGATGTCCATCACCGCGCCAACCTTATTTTTTACGTCCTCAACCTTCTGATCGATCTTAGAATCCAAAGCCTTTAAACGGTCTTCGTTTTTACGATACACTAAATACAGGGCTAAACCGATGATTGCTATCGTAAGGATATTAGCCAAAACGCATCCGATTATTATCTGAAACATGATGATTATATGGTAGATAACGCTACCACACGCTTTAACTATTCAACTTTTTACAAATATAGTAATTACCCCAACCATAACAAGATCAAAGACGCTCGTCATTAACATCAGACACCCATTCTTTAGATGAAAGAACAGATTCAAACTCAGAAGAAGGGCTGTCATATACCGGATACGGATATTGAGGTTCGTCATCAGCCTGCGTGTCTAAAGACTTAAATAGAAGGTCATAATGTTCTACATGTAAAATAACTTTAGAGACATCTACGCTCGCTCTTGGGCTACCTGTTCCTAATTCACGTTTCTTTTCTTCAGATACGGAATCATATACTTCTTTTGGTATGATAATGAATTTCATATTATTTTGCTTTTAAAGTTTGTAAATAGTTATATGCTTTGATACAATCTTCCCTGGAGAGGACTGTAGGATAAATCGCTAAGTTTTTGAAAGCAATTTTAGTATATGCGTTACCTGAATATCCTATAGTTAAGAAATTTTTACTGGTAGATTCCGTTTCTTCATTATAAATAGATTCTTTCCAGTCTTTTGAATAAATCCTGCCATCAGAACAAATTGCATTAACGGTATTTTGATCGGGAATCAAAATATTTCTACCATTTTTTATATTAATGAGCACTGAATTATAATTATAATTATAATTATAAATGACTATACTATCAAATTTTACAATACCAGCATTGTCATTTTTCCCTGTATTTATAAGCTCCCAATCTCCTATTACAGTCCAATCATTACCCATTTCAAATGTAGACGAAGTTATCTTATCATCCACCCCATCAGTAACCAGATATCCTTCGTATTCGGGGATTTGCTCGATGGTAATATTGCATTCACCAGTAAACCCAACAGTACCTATTCCAACTATCACTTTACCACCTTCTTGTGGAATATTATAATCACTACGATATATGCCATCTTTATCAATCACATATGCATCTGTTACACTTTTTCTACCCAAAAATATTTTTTGACCATCAACTAACCCCGTGACTTTAAATATTATTGTTGTTGACGAACTATTATAACTATATAAAATATCTGTATTATAATTTGTAGAAGAACCGGTTATTTTCGAATTTGTTATAGTAACAGAATATCCATTTTTTACTATATCGCCTCTATCTGCAACATGATTCCAATTAGTAAATTTTTGTATATTGTACAACCCATACCCACTCCCTTCTGCAAACCCAAAATTCGACAGCACAAGATTATTACCATTGCCTGTAATGTTGGCAATAGTAGCACGATCTTCGTCCTCGTTGGTTTTGCCTGTTACCGTCCAAGCCTGATCGAAGAATAACCAAGGATAGGTTTTGACGAAGTAGTCTTTGATCTTGGTCAGTTCTTCTTCGGTGGCATCGTGGTCGAGAATGACTATTTCCCAAATGGCAGCATTAGAGTGCCAACTACCATATTTACATACAAGCAAAGACGTAACACCCTCATTTAAATCTCCTTTATTTATTGACCTACCATTGTACTCTTTTGATGTCTGATATACATATGGTAAATTGTCAATATAATTTAAATTTCCAACAGCTCCGAAATTCCAATACTGAATAGTAGGGAAGTTACCTTCCACTAAAAACGCCGCCAGCCTTGCTGTATCTCCGTTTGAAATTAAATATGATTTTGGATCAGGTGTTATGTATTTTCTCAACGATACAACCGTATATCCCTTTTCCTTAGTCAGAACAGGGAAGTTATCACAGGTACCGTAATCGTCTACTCCGTCAAAGACGAGTGCGCCGGGGTAGAGGGGTAGTTGTTCGATGGTAAATGAACCTTGCTTATTAGATGTAGTTGAGATATACATATAATTGCCTTTAAATTCAGGATATGCAGGTATGTTTACATAGCCGTTAGCTGGCAATTCAATATTTTTACTATTATTATCATTATAAAATTTAAAGACGAGATCTCCATCTTCATAAGTAGATGTGACCTTTAACCAGTGATTCTTATTTATATCCCAATTATTCATATGAATATAAATAAGATTGTTATTATAAGTAGAATTTCCAACACTTACACTAACTGAGGTAGTCGTCGTAGACATAGAAATATCTGGAATGCTTGGAACATTGTTTGTCCATAAATTGAAATTCATTTCATACCCACCAACTCCACTCATTCCACCCCAAGCGAAGTTCTTCATTTGCAAGTCATGACCATTACCTGTCTTATCTACCCATACAGGATTGGCAGCCATCTGCTCATTGGTAAGACCGGAAGCTGAATATCTGGCTACGATACCTTCTATATCCGGGAAGGAATCTACCTTGCATGGCAGGTCTAATATCATTTTAGCATACTCTTTAAAAGGTATGGAAGTAGGTACATCATACCCTTTGGATATAAGGGCTTGCCTTATATCCTCTTTGGTATTGATGATCCTCATTAACTTATCTGATATGGTTCCCATTACACTTCCTCCCCGTTTATGTAATCCAATACCGAACCTATATCTCCGATGTCCGATTTTATTGACTCACCTTGAGAATGTATTTCAATAAGCTTCTGATATAAGGTATTATCCCCTATACGATTATTATCTGTAGCCTGCTGCTCGATCTTAGTTATCGTATTAGGATCTTCGTACTTAGTACCATCAGGACCATACCATTCATCCGTTAAATTAGTGTATTTGTGACGGACTGGAGTCGGTATAGACTCCAATGTTATTAAATAATATTCGTTACAACTCATGACAATAAGATTTAATGGTTACAACAATTACATCTACAAACTGTCTTTACATATCCAGTAGGAATAGCGGCCAGCGTCGTCCCTACGGCTATCGCCGGGTCAGTGCTTTCCATAACTGTCAGCGCCATCTTGTCTATGTCAAGGTCATTGTCGTAAACGATTTCTCCCTCAACGTAAATGCTCCCTGCATCAGAAACGTAGCAGTTTTTCACCTGCCTTATATGGCGCTGTGTAGCAGACGCAAAATCACACTCGATACTTAACCACCCTACCGGTATCTGATCAATATTGGATCCGATATTGTAATCAGGATCGGTTGTTTTAAGAACCATATGTCTCAATTCCCTTGTATTTCCGTATCCGTCCATTGTTATGTATGTCCGGATCTGAACCTTGCCCTTTTCCGTCTTATAACAGTTTTCTACTATTTCCGTATCGGATGTAGTAGCATCAGGGAAATCACAGACAATACGTTGCCATCCTTCTTGTATTTTGCTGAATGTTGCGCCTCTTTGTATATCAGGGTCGGTAGTTTCTAAGACAATAAGATACTCGTCCCGGACTCCTATTATGCTATCTACCGACCTGTATCCACCAAGATGTATTTTACCACCAGGAGTAGTATAACATTCATCTACGGACATAATATGTCTTTCCGTAAGATCGGGGAAGTCGCATTCGGTTTTCGTCCATTCGTTAGGTATCTTATCTATTCTCGTCCACTGAGGATAGGCGGCGTCCGTTGTCTTAACAATATAATAATACTGTCCCCTTACACCAAGAACGGCATCAATAGCTTGATAGCCTTTTATATTGACCTTGCCACCATCAGTCTTATAACATTCGTCCACTTCAACAATTTCCCTGTCCGTCATGTCAGGAAAATCGCAGACCATCCTCACCCAATCTTCGGGAATGGAATCCATCACGGTTCCTACCTTAATATCAGGATCGGTTGACTGAAGAACGGTATAAACCTCTTCCCTGGCTCCAAGGATGTTGTCTATGGCTACCAAACCTTCTACTTGCACTTTTCCTTTTTTAGTAGTGTAACATTCAAGAACGTAAGTTACGTCTCGTTCTGTCATATCAGGAAAGTCACAAACCATTCTAACCCAATTTTCCGGAATTAGCTTAAAAACATGGCCGGAAGGGAAATTATCGTCAGTTGACTGAATAACGGTATAAATAGACTCCCTGATATTTATCTTATCATCTATGGCTTCTAATCCTTCTATTTCAACCTTACCATCAGGAGTTTTATAACATCTGTTGACAAACGTAATGTCACGTTCTGTCATATCAGGAAGATCGCAGTCGATCATAACCCATTCGTCCGGTATTTTAGTAAGAACCTTACCTACCGGATTATCCATGTCGGTACTGTCGGTAATTCTATGGGTTTCTTTAAGAACATCCATCTGATCGTTAAGAAGATACCAACTCCATACTTCAACCTTTCCACCGGGTGTACGGTAACAGGTTTTGAAATCTTTGATAACTTTCTCAGCTATGTTAATCCACTCCCATTCGGTTGTGGCCGGAATACCAGAAACAGGATGCTTCTTGCCTTCTTCGTCAAGATACCAATAACAGCCATTTAAGGACACAACCACTTGGTAGATTTTGTCCCCTATTTTTATACCGGATTTGCTGTCATCTACCGGTTGGGAGGAACCCCATTTTCCAACTATGTTGGTTATTTTATCAATGCCCCTACCAAAGGCACCGGATAAAAAATCCACGCCGTTCATATGAAATTGATCTATTTCAAATTATTTTATTACAAAAAAGGGGGTGGAGGACCAGCCTCCTCCCCCTTGGGATATATAGAAAAAAGGAAAATCAAATCTTGCAGGGCTTGATATTTGCCGAAGCAGCTAACAAGTCCATAAGGTCTTGAATACCTTCGTGAGCGCCATACGGTACATGGAAGTGTACTGTAATATGATCATCAATTACCCTACCGAAGCCGTTAGAGTAACGTGCCGGCTTCAACGTTACTGAATAATCAGCATACGGAGCCAACAGATCTAAGCGGGTTTCTTCGTTGGTAAACATCCGTTCCATAAGTTCTTGGTGAGTCTTACGGAAATCGAAGAACATACGTTGTTCGCGTTCCTTATCCAGCAATTCAGCGCCGAGGTGAGTACGCGGAGCCCAGTGCTGTTTGTATTCGGTATGGATCGGGTTGAAGTACGTGCTGATAGCCTCGCGCTGTTCATCCGGATAACCGCCATTTACAGCAATACGAACAGATCCTTCTTGGAATGTCAGACGGTCAATCAAACAGTCAGACGGAGAAATCATGTAGTCAATACCACGGAACAAGATACCGCATTTGCAGTTCTTAGGAAGCGGATCGGCGATAATGGACTGATCTCCTGCTACGGCACCCAAACGTTTCCAGTTACGTCCACGATAAGATTCGGGAGCTTTAGATACGAAGAAGTCTTTGAAAATTTTATTGCATTCGTCGCAAACCATGTTAGTAACGACCGTTGTTTTGAATTTATGTTGACATCCACCAGGTGTACCATAATCTTCGATTGTCAGATACGGGAATGCTGCCTGCAATTCTTCTTTAGCACTGTTACCACATTCATCATCCGGCAACGTGATTTCATAAGCTTCTTTCGAAATCTTACAAGAACCACATGCTTCCCAGCTAACAGTAGTAACAGTAGGATTGCTACACATATCTGCTGTTTTAGCAACGAACGTTACTGTGGCAGTCGGATTGGTTTCTACAAATGCATCGATATCAGCCTTCGTCAGTTTCTTGCTTACGGCCACAGTGTACATACCTACGCCGCCATCCTGGGCTGCTGTTTTCTCGGCAGTGCTACTAACGGCATTCTTAATGCTTTCTACTACAGTAGACTGATCAACACCATCATCCTCTAACGTTACGGCATAAATCAAACCGCCGTCTACCTTAGTATATCCGTCAGGGCACTCTTCGCAGCCTTTCATGATAGAAGACAACTTTTGAGTATAATCAGAAGGCTTACCACCTTCTTTCATCACCTGATATTTAGATGTAGAAAGATGACGTCCGACTCTCTTGATATCCAAACCAGGATAAGCAGCCTTAAGCTGAGCCAGAGCATAAGCATCACCGGTATCACACATTTCCATGCAATAGAAATTCATGTCGGTTTCCACCGGAGTTTTTTCCATTTCATTGCAAGAATGGATAGGATGGATTTCTACAAAATCACCTACCTTGCCACCACCTGCAATCGGCTGATTCTTGATACGTTCGATTGTTTTCAAGATAGCAGCCAAAATATCAACATCTTCGCAAGGATCACATTCTGAACACATATCCTCACGACCAGGACAGTTTTCGAAAATGATGTAATCATCGATATTCACCTCACCCATCGGATAACCACGAAGCTCGAACAAACGTCCTGTCAGCTTAATATGAATAGGGATACGATCGCCTTTTCTTGCTGTAATAGCGGTATTGTCGTCAATTCCGTTGTAACCGAAAATAACTTCATCTACTTTAATTTCTTTGCTCTTCGGAGCAGAAGCATACACTTCTATAATTTCATCAATAGCAAACGTAGGTGTAGAGAATGATTTATCATCAGATACACGGTCGTTCACCATCTCATTACGTCCGATTCTGATCTGGAAACGTTGTTCGTCCTTACGATATCCTTTCAAGTCTTTCAACGCTTTCAAACCATCTTTAGTCTGCTCACCATCCAAATCATAGATAGCGATCTGACCTTCTTGAAGCAACAAAGAATCTACGTCCGCCAACTTAGCGTGCGGAGGACAGATAATGTGTCTGTCATACGGTTTATGGATAGCCATAGCCTTATAATATTTTAAAAATTAATATTCTGTTATCTGTCTCAAAAATAGCGATAGTCATATAAGCAACAAAAAGCATTAGGAATTAATTAATTCTTAATGCTTTTTGATAGTCTTTAATTTAGGACACGTCTTTATTCTGCTATAAAGGAGATTGAACGTTGTTTGAGTCTATTTGATAACGTCCATATTCGCTTTCATTCAAAGCAAATTGCTTTTCAATCATGTTAAGGATAATACCAATTAATTTATCATCTAATTCAGGATCTATATCGGTTGAATTAGAACCATCGGATTTAACATATCCTTCGATGTCAACTTCCTTAGGATAGCGGTAATACGTAAGGTAAACGGTGTCTACTTCAAAACCAGACTTGTACACCCTTACCGAATCTTCGCCTATAGTGTAGAACGTTTCCCTAAAATCAAAATCAGGTTTGTTAAAAAAGTCGGCAAGAAGCTCATGCGGGTTTTCGTTCTTAGCCTCCCACATGGTAAAATCAGTGACCGTGCATTCACCTTTGGTAAATACGCCTGATATGTTTGAAAAAGAGAAGAAATCAGAAGGCAATGAAAATAAAATGCTTTCCGGATTATCTTTATCTCCTCTATCATCAAGTTCTTTCGAATACACAACCAGCTTTTGGATATAACGTATATCCTCTTCATTTTTCTTATCAAGGATATAACGAACAAGGCGGTTTTGTTCGTCATTAAAAAGCTGAACAAAACGTGCCTTGTCAAGTTTTATACCACCGTTGGTCATGTTTTCTTCAGCCTTCTGTAAGGCCCGGAGATAACAATCAACGATTCTCATAAATTATTATTTTTTGTCAGCGTATTGATCAACATCGAAACCTTTCTCATCTTCCTTTTTCTTCTTGTCAGACTTAGTGCCTTCTATTTTTTTATGCTTGTTCTTTAAAGCGTTATACGCTTCCAGGACACGTGACTTAGTTTCTAACATCGACTTATTGGAAGCAAGAGCCATAGATGCAGAGATGGCGTCGGCGCCCAGGAGCTCGCCATTCAGATACAGTCCGTCGGTGTTGACGGTGACAGCCAGGCCCTCGATCATTTCCCTGATCATACGATGGAATTTAATCACCTGCATCCCTTCGGAAGATTCGTCGTCAGATAAAAACCTTGAGCTTGCTTCTTTATACATGTCAACGTTCGTATTCTTGGCGTCAATCCAATTAGTGAATATGTATTGAACCATGCTCTGATCAAGCTCTACGCTGTATATGATGTCAAGATACAAAAGCAGATCGTAGATGCTTTTTCTTTCAGCCTCAGATCCTTTCAGTTTGTTCATGAACTCATATAAAATATCAGCCTTATCAATCTGACGTTGTTTCCTGATATCTACGGCCGTAGTCTTGTCTTCTACACAATAATAAGATTCGACATACATCGGATTACCGTCTTCCTCTTTAGGGGTAAGAGACTTGGACAAAATAGCTATATACAGCTCAAATAAATCACGAACGTCATTAGTGTAGAACAAACGACCATCATACAAGTCTATTCTGTAAGAATCCCAGAAATCGAAATTCTTTTGGTCCAGGTCCTCATTGACAGTTTCTTCAAACGGATACCGAATATTCTTAATACGCATATCCATTTCATTCTTCTTGTCTTCAAGTGAGTAACCTTTATAACATGCTGAATTGATGAAGAAACCGGTATCATACACCCTAAGATCCTTATCCCATCCACAACAAGATACTGTCTTGTTCCCAGGGAAAGGAGTCTTGGAAATACCTCTTTCCTGATATCCGGAAGGAGCTTCTTCATCCATCTTACCTGTTATAACATAAATAGAGTCGGAATATATCTTCATTCCTCCTACGGTAGCCAGCAGTTTCTTAGACTCATGGCTTTCTTCAAAAATCTTTTTTCCCATCTTTTTATATATCCTATGAAAACAAAATTTGCGGCCGGTTTTAAAGCCGACCGCAAGTTAATATTAAAAGTTATGATCACAAAGAACTTGGTAACAATTCAATTGTTACGAACCGGCTGGTATCTTTTACCCAACAAGCCGATACAGAGTGGCACCAGAATTGTTCTGACATACGAGGATGGCTGGATACAATTTCTTGAGCCGATACCCTGGATGACCATCTACCTTGTTCGTAACCCCACCACATAGAACCGATATCAGGCTTAACGTAGAATACGTTGCTGTTGATATTACCAATACGAGCTTCGGATGAAGCAGGGATGCCGGCGAATGCATTGGAATATTCAGGAGCGGTCAAATCTTCCATAATACATGAATATGATGTGATAGGAGTCATACCGTCTACCAACTGGCTTCTATCTACCATATCAACGTAATCCAAAGAAGGTTCGTGTTCTACAATAACCTTACCAATACCCGGAATAGTAACACCCTTGATCTTTACAGGTCCTAATTCAAGAGCATCGTTTGATCCTGTTACCGGGTTATTGATGATACGTTCTGTACCCATAAGAGGAGCCAAAGCACCTAATTGAGCGAAGAACTCATCACGGAAGATTTCAACGATGTTCTTATAAGCCATAGCACCTACCTTGAATTTCATTACACGATTTTCAATCGGCATATCGCTACGACCACGGAAAATATAGTCGGCAGCAGCCAGGAAGTGTTCACGCTTGATACCGCCCGGACGTGCATATGAGATAACGAAACCACGGCGAAGTTGATGGTACAAACCTTCGTTTTTCATCAAAACACCATTATGACCCTTGACTCTACCTCCACGCATGAACATAAGTTCGTATGCTTCCATCTTAGCCAATTCAGCCAAACAGAACAAAGACACTGTATTGGCTACACGAGCTGTACGCATATCAATGCTTCCGTCACCAAGACGAGAACCGATGATAGCATAACTTGCATCACCTCCTCTGATTTCAGAAAGCTGACGAACTTTCTGGTAAGCCTTGTCGATGAAATTCTGTGTACGTTCGTCCGCATAAGCCAAAGACTTAATACCGGCGTACATAGTCGTTTCACCTTCAACACCACGGTGTCCACCAAGCGTAAATTCACAAGTCATAGAACCAGCCTTAGAAGCACCTCCTACACCAGAGAACTGAGTAGAGAACTCACCAAGAACGTTTGTTACCTTCCAGTATTTAATGCCGGCGCGAAGCATGTCTTTCGGGAAGTATTTAGCACGAGAACGACCCCACAGCTTACACCAGTATCTCCAGTTTTCACCTTCTTGTTTAGGAGGACGCTCTGTAGAGATAAGAGCCTGGCAACCGTTAATCACATCGTAAGTAATAACATCTCCTTGTTTAAATTGTGCATTCAACACAATTTCGAAGAAGCTTTCATCAATACCGGGTTTTGCATATTTCAAAGACGTATCTTCTACTGTAACCACCTCATACGTTTCTGATACTGGAAGATCATAACGGAATGAACCATTGATACCATTTACGGTAATAGTAGCATCCTGTTTGATCATACCCATATACATAGGCAGAGGATAGTTTGTAATGTTAGAAAACAACTCAAGCATACCCAGATGGTTCTTATCCGGATCTTCGTAGTACCAATCTTCTAAAGAGCTAAGATCGTGTTCTACGATACTTTGCTTAACGACTTTAGCGTCGGTATATCCAATCACCGTGTCACCATTCATGGTGGCCGGGAAATTTTTTGTTAAAAGTACATTAGCCATGAACGAAAAAATGTTTTAATTTTTAATCTATACTGATTTCATCGAACTTCACACCTTGAACTTGATCACCTTTATCATCTACCGGAGCCACCCTCTTGTCTTTATTTGTATGGCTGATGAGCTTATAAATTTTCTTTTTCTCATCAACTACAGCTTGATTCGACTTCTGTTTTATGAACTCTCCTGGGTTCATAAGAAACATAATCAAATCTGGCGCTTCTTCCGGATTCATCATCATCTCCCTTACCCTATTAAATGCTTTGGTAATTCCGGGATTCGATTCAGAAGGTTTTAGGGCAAAATCAAGAGCTTTAGATACCATAGTGTCATTTAGCTGATACTTTGCCTGGATAGAAGACTTAAGGTCTTTCTTATACCTTCTAAAATCTTCTGCATCCTTCGCCTTCTTTTCGGCAGCCTCTTTAGTACGTTGCTGGATAATATCATCCATTCTCTTATCAAGCTCAGCCTTGTACTTTATAGCCTTTGCTTCAACATACTCTTCACCTTTATTGATAATGCCTTTGAAAAACTCATCAGCTTCATCTTTAGGCAACCCAAGAAGATCAACATAATGGCGAACAATCTTTATCTGATCTGCTTTGTTTTCAATGTCAAGCTTTTCTATAGGAGCGACATTCGTATCATATTGCTTAAGAATATCAACGATATTCGCGCCGGCCTTATCAGCCTGGATAAGCTTCTTAGTAATATCAGAAACAGAGGTAACATCTATCTTATCCTTAACAATGTCCTCTTTCTGGCTTTCAAGGACTGTAGATAGTATGTCACACAACGAATCTTCTTTACTAAAATCAAGATCATTGATAGTAATCTCTTCGCCGTTTTCACCGCTAAACACCACATCTTTCAAATCGGGAATGATTCCCCTTGAAGAAAGGGCATCCAATACTTTTCTGTAATTGATAACCGGGGTCTCTACCTGATCCTGATTAACATCAACTACATTCTCTTCTCCTTTTTTATCCTCTTTAGGATCAGGAGTAGGGTCAACAACCGGCTCTTCTTTAATTTGAGAACCTTCTTCTACAGGCTTCTCATCTTTTTTAGCCGGTTCATTACCATTAATAGGCAGAATATCTTCTTCCCTATTATAAACATCATCAACCGGACCGATACTAAAAATATCGTCCAATTCTACTATTCCATTTTTTTCTAATTTTCCCATACTGCAAAAATATTTAAATACCTATATTTCAGATAAAAAACTTATAAGTGTTTAATCTTCACTAAAAATTAAATATCCCCAAATTTTATTAGAGATTTTCTAATGAAATTTGGGGATATTTAATCCTTAATTCTTATTGATTCCGGCTACATACCTTTTGGTGGCATCTTCCCTCGCTCGTTGAGCAAGCTCTTTGGATTTTAATTTTAACTCTTCCATTTTCATTCTCATTTCATCATCATGAAGTTTGGAATCGTTTTCAATTTTCTTATCCTCTATCCTTTCCTTACTTTCTATATCAGCTTGCCTTACGGTCTGATCTGAAACAGAAGCCAGGAAGTTGAGGGAGGTGGCGTCACTCTTGGCGTCTGCCGCCCTGCCTGCCGCCTGGATCTTCTCTTGGAGTATCCTGTATTGACCTTTCTTGTCTTCCAAGGCAAGTTCATGCTGACGTTGCTTATCCTTCTCAGCAGCTTCAGCTTGTATCTGTTGCTGGTTAAGCTGCATCTGATTCTGTTGTTGCTGCTGCATCTGACGCTCATTGTATGCGCGAGTATTCCTTGCATTCTGTATAAGCTCTACCATAGAATCTGATGTGAAGATAGATGCAAGATCGTAAATATCGCCTCCGGCCGTATTTAGCTGCAACATGAAAGTTTTAAATTTCTCAAGCTCATCCCTTTTCTTGGAATTAGATAATGCCTGAACACCAAGATGCCTTAGACTAAGACCGTCGGTTCCTATAGATAAGAATGCTCTGGTAAGGTCACTTTTTGTGTACATTACAGAAATATCCTTTCCTTCTTCCTGGCATTGTTGAGCAACAGCCAGATGAAGATCCAAAGCGCGTTTCTTGAAGTAACCGAAGTTATCAAAGTATATCTGTGTTTGTAACATAGATGCTGTAACGCCCTGCTGGACCCCAGTGGCGGTCTCATACCTGTTGGGGCCATTAATTACTTGAGGAGTGATACCAACCATTTCAAAACACTTCATCCTCGACCATTCAGCAAGCTCCATTCTTGTTTTAAGCTGCTCTGTCTGGGATAAATCATAGACAGCAAACTGGTTGAAAGGAACACCACCTTTCGTGTTTTGAGATGAGGTATCTAATGTAAGAGCGCCTACAGACTTAGCTACATCAAGAAGATTAGCCCATATATCAGCCACATCTTCACCCAAATCCTTGTATTCACTTGGAACCAGATTTATATCCCCTAAGAAGAATTTACCGATCTCCTTTTCAAGAATATTGTTTATCTGATTTATGGAGAAATTATAAAATATTTGATACGGCTGAATCCTGTTAGCCATAGAAGTACCAATATATCCGGCAACGGGTAGAACAAAGTCATAGATGTTGCTATCCCCTTTTATCTGGTGATCAATAGGTTCTCCATCCAGATACAGGTTGTCCTGAGCGAGGGCACCTCCACTGATTTTAACCCCGTACCTTACCTGTGGAACATAATCTACGAAATAGGTATTAATCTCCGGGTTCTCCATTCCCTTACTCATGGTCCTGGTAATTTTCTTAATACCATTTTCCTGTAAAAAGTCCTGAAGAAGCTCGTCGGTTACCATTTCAGTAGTTACTAATCCGGTTTCAGTTTGGTAGGTAATTACATATACCTGAGCCGGGGATACCCAATATGATTCAGTTACCTGATACAAATCACTACGAACATGCTCGTCGCTCAAACTCTGGGCGCGGTTATAATAATTACCATGCTCTAAATTTGGCATGAATCTGGTTCTGTGATATTCGTTGCCATTACTATCGTATCCGGTATATGTGCCGGCTGGAATACCGTAATAATCCTCATAAGCTTTTATAGAAGCATAATCATTATATCCTTTCCAAGGTATTACCTTATTCTGATATAACATCCCTACGCTCGCCGATTTGGATAAACTTACATAGCTTCCATTATCACCATTATGATAAGTGCCATTGAAATTATCAGCACCTCCTATAAGCTTTTGCTTGTCTTTTGCCGTAAGAAGATGCCCCCACCTTACTATAATATCATTGGCAGTATAATAATGAACACGACCAATATAATCCCCATATTGAGGATACTTGCTATCTAATGTCTTAGAATAAAACGTATTCAACGGAGACCATCTTTCCGGCTTATAATAGTCGTATCCTACATGATAATTTCTAAAGCAACGACCGGTAAGAAGATAGTCGATGAAATTCTCAGTGTCTATCTCATCCATGTAAAAACGCCCCCTGTCCGCCTCAAGCGTATGAGAACCCCATATAACCTCGGCAGTCTTCCATTTTGTATTCATGAAGTTCTCTATCTCAGGAGGGGTCATAGATGCTTTCACCTCTTGTATCTGTTGAGCATAAGCCTGCTTTTCTTCTTCGCTGGCAAAATTATTATAATCCGGATCCAATCCTCTATTTAATAACTCTTGCCTAACTCTTCTGTCCAATTCCTCTCTAATGTAATTATAAAGAAGATTTTCCTTCGTGGCAGAATACTGATTCACTTCAGATTCGTCCAATCCAACTACATTATACTTGTCAGAAAGGTTGCCCAACCATCCTACAAAAGCGTTTACGATCGTACCTATTATATCATAATGACGTAAGAATGATGGAATATTTACATTGTCCCTTATAGACTGAACATCCTTAAGATAAGGAATTACATCTTTCAGTTCCATAAATGACAGCTTGCCTTCCATCATCCTATAAAAATCCTTGAACTTTTGGTTCTCATCAAGCTGCTTCAAACCAATCAATTCAAGAGAATCCATAGTGGCTTTAAACCACTCCTTGGTTTTTCTCTTGGTAGGTATAGCCTGCACCGGCAACCCTGAAAATACTCCTCTGGCCGGAAAAGCCTGATCTCTGTTAAAATACTCCATGAGCTATGTTATGAAAAATATTAAATTCAATAAAATCTATTATGTTTCTTTATAAGTTTCCAAATATACTCATTTCGTAAAATACATTCGTAATCCTTACCGGGTTAAACAATAACCCTCTATCGATTATCCTACGAATTGATTCACAGGAATCACCGACTACTTTTCTCATAATGTTTAATGCTCCATTTACATCAGCATTTATGAGTTTTCCTACTGAAGATTGAAACAATCCTCGTTTCTTCCTTTTTCCTAAATAGTTTTCATGTTTTCCTATCTTCTCAAATGCCAATGAATCACATTTTGAAGTATATGACTCTTCATGAATAACTATTTCAATACCAGCTAATTCACATTTATATTCTAAGTAACTTACCAATCTCGCAAAAGGGATTTGTGTGAATTTCTGGTTATTCCTTTTTCCCATATTCACATTCTGTTTCCATCCCTTGTTATAGCCTACAACTAATTTTGTTATCTTAGAATCGACAAGCAAATCAACTATCTTTCTACTGATTTTATGAAAGACATCTTCTATGTACTGTTCCCTATCATAATATAATTTCTTTATTCGCCTTGTTATTCCTTTTATCTTTTGTAAATCCTTGATACTATTTAATTTAGCAAGTGTTTTATTAAATAATTGATTGTATGATTTAACAAATTTACCACTAAACAAAACAGTAAAATCCTCACTTACTAATGTTGCAAGATTATCAATCCCTAAATCGATTGAAGCAACTTTCTCTTCCCTACATTTAGATACTCCAGTATCTTTTACCTCATAAATGATTTCTATTTTATATCCACACGCTAATGGTTTTATTCTAATCTGTTTGAAATCTTTTATCAAATCAGAATACTTTTCATATTGAGGAATACTTATTGAAATATCTTTTGATAGGATTATTTTTCCATCTTTTATTTTGCAACTCTGATTCGTGTAATACAAATTAAATTCAGATCCTCTTTTTCTATAACTTGGAAGGCCTGGTTTTTCCCTATACTTATTATAATTTTTCTTGTAATCTTGGACCGATTTGTAGTAACCTTTAATGTTTTTATCAAGAATACGAAGAATTTGTTGTGAACATTGCGCCTTTAATAATTTGTAATTAATATCTCCATCCAAATTCTTGGTATTTTTCATGATAGCATCAAGTTCAAAATAGGACAACCACTTATCTTCTTTAGAAAGTGTTTCTCTGAAAATATACAATGCCTGATTGTACAAGTTGTTGCTAATCTTGCATAAAGATGATATATTTTCATTTTGTCCTATGTTAAACTTATATACTAATCTCATGATTTTTAATACATTAAATGCTATTTACAAACCATACATCTAAGATACATATTCCATTTATATTACAGAATAGAATCAATTATTTTTAATGTTATTTTACATTATATGTTTTTTCACAAAGATAGGTAAATTGTTCTACCTATCTCATTTTGTAAGGGTTATGTCTTCTTACCGTAAATCCTTTGACCTGTTCCATCTTCTTGCGCTCTCTCTTCTTTTGATTCTCCTTCTGAGTCGTACTTTCAGGCATATAACCCATATCATCATAATACTTAGCCAGAAGAAGAGCGTGGCCGAAGGCTATGATACGGTCGGTGTTGGCCCCAGGGCCGAAGGCTATGATCTCATCAAGAAGTTCTATATCAGGGATACGGTAAATACCTTTCTGTGTTATTTCATTACCATCATCATCATACCCAACAACAACATCCTCCCAGCAATATTGAATAACGGTATTGAAAAGCATGCGCTGATTGGGAACCGTAGGAGCCAAACCGAGCTTGTTGTTCTGACGGGCGCCAGCACGGATAATCTTACCGGCAAGACGTTCGCCATCTTCCAGCAACATAAGCTGCTTATTTCGTCTCGTAAGATAAAATTCATACATTCGGTCGGCATTCTCCATAAGACACTTGGCTCCATACGCTTCTTGAAGTATTTCACAATTCCTACAAAAATCATCAGAAGATGGAGGACGTGATGCGTATGATGCTACTATGCAATAAGCAAATGGATCGTTGATTTTTACATATCTTTTAAGTACATAAAACGAACCAACAGAATCAGTATCAGCCTTGTCAGATTTATATGGGTCAAGCGATGAAACATAAGTGTAATCAAAAACACCTCCTTCTTCTGGTGGATCCTCATATATAACAACAGGAGAATCTATGTTACCACCTTGAAACGGATAATCAGCAAGCTGCTTATCACTAAAATTATACCCCATTTTCATGCCGTCTATCTGATAAATATCCACTGTTTTACCAGGCCTACCTTCTTCAAGAAGACGGCTTTTGTGCTTCAACGCATCTTCTACAGGGAACCTATTTACGTTCGTATTAAGGAAACAATCATCTATAGACAAAGGAAATGCCATTCGTTCCTGGACGTATAAAGCTCTATCCTTTTTGACAAGTTCATCAAGACGTGATTTTATTATTCCAGTATTTTTATCAAAGTCTGAAACTTTTATTTTTATCTTCTTAAGACCGGGAGCATTCTCTACTCCAAGATACTTATCAAGAGTCGTTTCTTTCTTTTCATACGCATGAGACATCTGGGCTGGAACAAAGCATCCGGATTTACATATACGCCATGTTGGTTTAATAACTCTCTTATTTAGAATATCATAATTCATTATAATGAATCCATATTCGTCCGGAGAGTTCATGATTTTCTGGGCATCTTGAGACTTTTCTACATTACCTCCAGTATTATGAGTTATAATACCATTTGCTATATAAGTGTGAGTATCTGATGCAGTAAGATTATAGACTTTTCTTTCTCCTATAAAATCTATACCGTCTACATAATCCAATAATTTATTTCCATTGTTATCAATAGTCCATATAGCGTCTCCTTTTATCAGCTTACTTGCAGAAACATACCCATCATACAAAATATCCCTTCCATTTGGATATTCGCATTTTATAGGATGATCAAAGCTGCATTCCAATGTACGATTTGATTTTGTAGTAATTCTAAAACATGATTTGAATGAAGGAGGTTTTATCCATTCTATATTTTGACTAATGATTTTATGGTTTTCAACATCGAATCCTATTATTCCATCTTCTTGTTTTAAATCCTCTATCCTACACGGTTCTCCGTTTGATTTATATACTATGGTTCCAGCACAACAACATCCCGCCATCAAACAAACGCCCCTCATTCTACCATGCATCATATGAGCCGGCCTACCGGCAAGCCATGCCCCAAGCACCGGGAATTTACCTACCTCATCATATATAGACGTATATGGAGTTCCACCTGCGGTCTTCAATGAGCCTCGTGTCTTTCCATCATCAACGTTGGTGATTCTTATTCTGGCATGAACATCACGTTGATTATTGATGTTTCTTGTACCTAAAACAACTTCTTTAGTCCAGTCGTTACCGGTCCTGTTTATAGTAAGATAAGGAGGAAGATTATCAAGTCCAAACTCAAGATACTCTCCCATATTGGCAAGGTCTTCTTTACTTGCTCCAATAACATTATGCGTCAAATTGTACGTCATTGTAGCATTACGAGCCAGAAGAGAGCTCATTATGGCCGTATTATGAGTAACGATGTAATTGGTGGTCAAAAATAAATGAGAGTCATTATCAACGGTTATACAAGTGGCATGCTCCTTTCCGTATATCGATATGGATCTTATTTTTAATTCCTTACGATTCCTTGATAGTATAAGTTTGTTCCCCTCCAATTTAGCATACCAACCTAAAGCCCAAAACATACGTTGTACAAAATTTATGACATCCATGTCAATATGAGACAACGTAAGCTCTTCTTCTCCGGTTACTACGTTTCTGAAAGAACGAATGAAGTTTTCTATAAAATCTTTCTTTTGATCTATGGACGATCTTAGAAATTTCTTACAAATGTATTTATCAAAAAACATATCCCCACCATAGCCACCGAGATAAGCCGCCAGCATCGAGGCGTAGGCCGACGGCGGAACCGGCAGCTTTGCCGTAGGGTAGTTCAGGGCCTCACCTACTGGAATAGACATACTCTTATAATCCAATCCGGCTATGGATCTAAGACTCCTAACATGCCATTTTCCGCCATGATTGACACGCCATTGGTGATTTCCGCAACAAATAACGTTACGACCGTCTTCGAATACGACTCTGTAGGTGGTTACTTTTCCTTGAGGATAGACACCTACGACTTCTACTAAATTCCCTTTATCGTCATATATCTTATCCCCTACAACGATATTTCCTATCATCTTTTCCCGGTCCTCAAGATAAAGTATCTCAGAGTCAAGAAGGGCTTTTCCAAAACGACGGCACCCGAACATGAATATTCCTTTATTCTCTTCTTCCGCCTGCTTTAGAAATTCGGCAAACATCCATTCATTATCACGAAGCTGAGAATTTCCAGGAATACGATCATCTCCTACGTCAATCATCATCTTCCAGAAATTGATATGCCAATATAGCCAAGGATGGATAAATACACCATTTATGGTAACACCGTTAAGGAGTTTCATAGCCTCATTCTCCCAGAATTGCTTGACATCATCGTCTTGCTCTTCATAAGAATAAAGGTCATTCCATAACGGAATATCGTTACCCATATTTATATAAAGTTCTTTACTGTTAAAATTCATGACAAAACTATTTATCGAGCTTGTTCTTAGCTTCATTCTTGACAAAAGACTGAATACCTGATACTGTTTGTCCTCCTTTTAGACTTTTCTTGTTTTTGGCAGCCTCAAGCTGATTATAGACATCCATTATCCCACACATCTTAATATAAGATTCAGTCCATTGCATTAAGCTATCAGACAAGCTTTTTTGAAACCTAAATTCTTTCTCTCTCTTATCGGAATCTTCTATTTTATCCCAAGGGTTTTCAGATAGATAACGTTCAGCCTTATCTATCTGATCCCTTAGCACAAGAAGTTTCCGATCTACGTAAGAGACATCATCGTTAGTCGGCTTTCTTACCTTCATTATTAATAATTTTTAAAAAATCCTCATACTGAGACTTAAGCATATTAAACCTGTCTTCAAGAGAAGATGGATCAACACGATACTTACACATGTTTTTTATTCCTTCCTCAACAGATTCGTCTTTGAATACAACAGAACCAGTATTATTATCAACGTACATAATAAAATCTGATTCTCCGTCATTTACTATCCTATCAAGAACCTTCTTACTGTCATCATCTACATTGAGATCATGACCGGCGTTAATAGATAACCTGTAAACGGCCTTTATAGAAGAAGATACTTTCAGCATCTCTTGTTGATACAAGTTGGTCATAAACGACTTTTCCTCCAAATCAATAAAGTCTTCTAACTCTATGTTGTTTTCCTCATCCTTCTTCCTAATAATATCCTTAGTTATCTCTTCCATCTCCTCTCCCACCTTATCTTGCGCAGACAGTAGATGGTTGTAATAAGAAATAAGATGTTTTATATCTGAATCAAAATCAATCTTCTTCATTATCAAGAACCTTTTTATCATGAATAATAACGTCCATCAACTCCATTGATAAATTATAATCAGCCACTTCAAAAAGCTCGCTGTCTGTCAACGTCCTTAAAAAAGAAACAGACAATCCTCTTTTCTTTGCAAAAGATCTAAGTACGGCATAGAGAATGTCCCCGGCAGAATAATCGGGGAGATCGTCACAAGATGCCTGCAACATAGAAAATAAGGACTTCCTTTTATCCTCGCATTGTAAATGCCTTGCTTTACCACATCCGCCCATAATTTAACTTTTTTGAATTATAGTACCTTCAAAATTAAACGGAATCTTTTCCTCTTTTTGAGACCCATCTTTTTGATAGTGAATAGTCATGTGCTTTACGAATCTTCCTATTCCAAATCCTGCTGTATGTATCTCTATATTGAACTTAAAGTGACGTGAGTCAATGATATTCAAATTAGATGACGTACAACCACAAGATGTCTCTGATGCTGTTATCTTCATATCATGCTTCGACTCAAGAACGAATGAAAACCTTATACTGTTCCCTTTTTCTACCGGTTCGAAAATGATTTCAAATGATTTACCGTCTTTAGAGAGGTCAATATTGTATTGCTTGTCATCTGTAGAAATAACATTAAATTCATCAGAATCCATTGTAATAAGTTCTAACCTGTTCCATCTTGACTTCTCATCATAAAAATCAATAGAATACTGACGGTCCATCCACGAAGGACGGGGAAGCCCCTCCCCAAGCGCACATTCCTCTGTCTTGCTCCAGGCCTTCTGCTTGATGAAGCACGTACATACCGAACAACGATTTTTACCTATTTTCTTGCTTACGTACAAAGAAAGAGGAAGCATAGAGTTAGGGACGTTCTTGGTATTGAATTTACATCCTTCACACTTTTCAAGACGTTCCTTGTACCAATCAGGATAATCTTCTTTTTTTCTTGGAAGTTTTTTTAATATCGTATCCATAAAAGCATCGTATATAACTTCCGCTTGCAAAATCTTTTTCATGACTTATCTGTTAAATTCCTGTTCTTGAATATTTTGTATTTCACTAAAACTATGACCCTTACGAGATTTAAAGATAGATAATTTGTTGTGTTTTATCAACATATCCCCACCTTTTATCTCACCTGAGTCATAAGCATCCTTTATCATCCTTATCTTAATATCAAGACACTGAAGTTCTTTTTTCTGATACTTAGATAATTTTTCTACCTTGGATTTAAGACGCTCAAGATTGTGTTTGCGCCTCTCCATCTCATGAAGGTTACAAACCATATCGCCTACATACGGGAACGATACAGACACGTTATCTGTGTACGTACATAAGTTATTAGCATAAGAAATACTGGCTCTGAAAACGTCACGTATTTGGTTTCGGTCGTAAACGCCCCCGGTCTTATCCATCACATCATCTATAATATGTGACTCAAATGATATAGGGAAATCATTCTTCGGCATCTGATTCAAAAGTTTTCTTTCTGTAAAATAAAGAAACCAACGCACATTGATCTCTTGAACCCTCCAATACAAAAAGACGGCGCATGTTCTCTATATCCGGGCACAAACACCTTGTCCTGTAATTCCCTTCACGGTCAATCAAAATACCACGCTTCTTCATCTCCGTATCCAAAACCGATACATATTGAAGATCGGTACTGAAACAATGAGAAAACTTCTTCTTGGTCTCATACGAATATCCAAACACAAAATAATAGGCAAGAAGATTTAAGTGCCTCGCATCTATGACATTCTTCTCATTACCATAGGCCATTAGGTATCCGTTATAAAACAGAAGTATCTTCTTAGCCATATCTACCGTATTGGAATAAGGTACTAAAAGCCTATAAGCCCTATTACTAACATCTTTATTATCACTTTCTTTCAT